TGCTAATAATACATTCTTACAATCGGCTGCTTTTGCTTCGGCACTTTCACAGCCTAATATTGTTTTTATTGTTTATAAAAAAACGGGATCATTAAGTTCAATAGAAATTATTTTTGATGGAATAGGGGGTTCTGAACGACACACATTTAGTACTGTTTCGAGTTTTTTTAAGTTTGGAGCAGGGACTTCAATCGCTGGCACTGCAACAAATGCAAATGATAATATTCATATAGCTTTATTTAATGAAGCTTCATCTGAATATTGGATTAATGGCATTTCTGTTGCAAGCGGAAATGCAGGGGATGATAATTTAAGTGGGGTAATATTAGGGGCTACTTATAATTTTGGGGGAGATGCTGATGCCGAAATAATGGAAGTGATCGTTTATAATGCAGATATTTCGAATGCTGACAGAGACAAGATTACAGGATATCTTGCTGACAAATGGGACATAACAGCCACAACGGATTTTAAAGGATATGTATTACAAATATAATAATAAAATGAAGCCTTGTCGGCTTAAAAATTAAAAATTAAAAAATGTTAAATTTAAATAAGAATAAATATAATACATTTCCTTTATATATTAATGAGGATGTAAGTATATCTAATCCCTTTTATATATTCAAATTTACTGATGTTTACAATAGAGAAGTAATTCAAACCTTAGTGGATGATACTTCAACTAAAGAATATAATACATTTTCATTTTATGATGGGTCTGATTTTTCTATTAATCATGATGGTATTTATTATGTTTATGAGAGTACCGTTGATACAAGTATAATAGATTCTTCATTAAATTTATTAGAATATGGTAAATATAAAGTAATTTATGAAGAAACTGAAGATGTAGTTTTTGATCCATCTATTAATTATACAGATTTTGTATGGGATCCTTGTGACGGCGGAGGTACCATAAATCAAGATACTATTTATGATCCACAATGGGTTACAGGAGATTTACCTAAAATTGGTTTACCCCATTCTATAGTTACTGCCATTGATGCTGTTGATACAAGTTTAGTTACTTATGTTGATGGAAAAGTTACTAATGTTGATACATCATTAAATGGAATATGGACTGAATTAGATGCTTTAGATGCAAGCATTATTGCTTTTGAAGCTAATGATGTTACTTTTGACTATGTTGATGGATCTATTGTTACTGCTGTAAATGCTGTTGATACAAGTTTAGTTACTTATGTTGATGGAAAAGTTACTAATGTTGATACATCATTTGGTCTTTATGAAACAAAAACTAATTTAGATAGTTCTTTTGGTACCATTTGGACTGAATTAGATAATTTAGATACTTCATTTGGTCTTTATGAAACTAAAACCAATTTAGATACATCATTTGGTAATATTTCTATTGATAACTTAATTGATGTTTCAATAGGAACTACTTTAGCTGATGAAAATGTCTTACAATACAATGTAGATACATCAACATGGGATAATACACCAGTGGAAGATGCTACTAACTATTTTGCATTAACAACAAATATAGATAGTTCCCTTAGTGATATTTATACTGAATTTGATAATGTTGATACGTCATTTGGTCTTTATGAAATTAAAGGTACAAATGTTTGGTATATTGATGCTTCAGGCGCTGGTAATTATACAACTATTCAAGGTGCTTTAGATGATAATCCTATTGAACAACAAATGTTCATTGTAAATCCTGGAACATATACAGATGATACAATAAACTTTACTGCAGATAATCAATGTGTGCGAAGCCAAGGATGCGCCCCTAAATGTGCATTAGTAACAAAAGCTACAACTATATGTGATTTTGGAGCACATACAGGATGTGTAGTAGATAGAATAAAAATGGTTATGACTTGTGCGATAAATACTGTTAGCACAACTGTTACAGGAACAGGAAGTTGTAACTTTAAATATTGTCATGTTGAATGTATAGTTAGTGGAACAAATAGTGATACTAACGGCGGCGCCACCTGCTTTAGAGGAACAGGAACAGTTAAAATAGTTGAAGGAACTTTAATTTATACAAATAATGCAAATAGAGGCGGAAGAGGTAAGAAAGCAATTCTTGTAGAAGATGGTAGTTATTGGCAGTTAGATAATGTTAATATTACAGCTAATGCAAGTGGAACATCAAGTGCTACTGCTGTAATACGAGATAAATCAACTGGAGGATTATTAATTGAAACCTGTGATATTGAAATTACTGATAATGATGCAACAACAACTTATGGTTTAAATATAGATCAAGGCATGGGAAATCCAGAGATAAATCGTAATGTTATTCATGTATACAATTCAAGTGGTAATGCAATTGTTGTAAATCTTGGTTCAGGCGGCGGATTACTTAATATAAGAAGTATGTATAATCATTATCAAGGTATTGGTGCCGGTAATTCTTATGCTGGTCAAATTCTTGATGCCAGTACAACTGTGATTAGTCAATTTGATGATCTGGTTGCTGCAGATGGAGTAAATAATATTGCTGGAACATATACATTTATAAATTCTCCTGAAGATGGTAATTTAGATATTAGTGGTAATGTTTCAATAGGTGGAGAAACAACCTTTGATGGAAGTATAATATTACAAACATCAAATGATGCTTCTACTTATTGGTTAGATGTTGATATTACAGGAGCTTTAGTAGCAAATATAATTTCATAAAAATATAAAAATAAATAATATAATGGAAGAAAAAAATAATATATATTCAATGGACGATAGAATTTATTTAAGTATGGCAAGTCCATATAACGCTCCTAAATTTGTTTCAGTTAGAAATAAAGATTATATTCCCTGTTTAGATAATGATGGTACTCAATATTTTGATAATTTAATTGATTATAAAAATGAAAGTGCACTTCATGGAGCTATTTTAAAAAATATGGGTGCTCAAGTAGCAGGTAATGGTGTTATTATTGATAAAAATGGTTCTAATTATGAAGCAACTAAATTATTTTTAAATAATTTCGGAAAAAATGGGGAAACTATAAATGAAATAATAGAAAGAATTGCATCTGACTTATGTGATTTTAAAGGTTTTGCTATTTTAGTATCTTGGAGTAAAGATGGTAAAAAAATAATAAATGGTGAACATGTTGATTTTAGTAAAATAAGATGTGCTAAAGCAAATGCAGAAGGAGTTGATAAAGGTAAAATTCCAGGTTATTATTATTCTTGGAATTGGGATAAACAAAGACATGAAGCTAATTTTATTCCAGCCTTTGCTCAAAATACAATGGCTGATAAAAAGAAAAGATATGATGAAGCTCTTAAAAAAGCAATTACAAGTGGTCAAATAATCCCTGAATTACAACAAATTTTAACTTCAGAACAAGAACAATTATTATATTGTCACCCTTATGCATCTAATGAATTTTATTATCCTCTTCCATATTATGTTGGTGCTATTAATGCAATTATTGCAGATACCGCATCTGATAAATATGCTATTGGTCAAATGGAAAACGGTTTAAGTGCTAATCATATTATAGTATGGCGGGGAAACTTTACAGAAGCTGAAAAAAAGAAAATGTCAAGAGAATTTATAAAAGCCCATATAAAAAATGTTAAAAAAGGTTTTCCTGTTCAGGTTTTTGCTAAAGATACTGAATCAACAATAGAAATTAAAAAAATTGATTCAAATGGAAAGGATGAAAAATATACAAGTATTAATGAAAATAGTACGCAGAAAATAATTGAAGGACATGGAGTTACATCACCTATGTTAGTTGGTGTTAAAACCGCTGGTTCATTAGGTGGAAGTGAAGAACTTAAAATAGCTGAAGATTTATTTTATAGAAATACTATTAGACCTAAACAAAATTTTATATTAAAAGTTTTAAATAATATATTAAAAATAAATAATTTAGATCCAATTAAAATTGAACAATTAACGTTATTTCCTGAAAATGAAGAAATAGAAAATAAAAAATAAATATTATGGCAAATACAATAATGATTCCTAATCATCTTATTATTAGATCTACTTTTATTGATGATAATACTGATCCTGATAATTTAAGAATAGCAACTTTCGATGCGCAAGAACAATATATACAACCTGTTTTGGGAGATTTACTTTATGAAAAAATTTTAGATGGTTTACTAAATGGAACAATTTCAGAAACTTATCAACTTTTAATAATAAATTATATTTATCCTGTTTTTTATCAAGCAGTTCCCATTATGCTTTATCAAGATTTATTATATCGAATAACTGCATCTTCTATTGTTAAGGATGATAATGAAAATAGTAAAAGCGTTTCTAAGGTAGAATTAAATACTTTAATTGCTAAAAGAGAACAGTTAATGAACTATCATATTAAACGTTTAAAAGATTATTTATTAGCATATGAATCAAGTTTTCCAGAATATCTTGGATCTCAGGCTGATGATGGTGTTGCACCTGATTTAACAAAAAATAATATGCTTTTTTTTAATTACGAAGATGAATAAAAAATAAAGAAAATTATGCAAAAATCATTAAAACAAATAATTACGACATTTAATACATATGCTGATAATCATAAAATTATAAAATATTTTGAAGCTAAACCACCAACAGAATTTACTTCAAAGGATTATTTATATCCTCTTCAATGGGTCGAGTTAGTTGATGATGATGTAAATGATGGTATAGTTATTATAAATATGAATATTTATTTTTTAGATTTATTAAAATCTGATAATTTTATTAAAATACAAAGTGATATGTTAAGATTATGTACAGATTTTTATTCATATTTTCGCGATAATGCACAGGATTTTGGTTTTCTTTTAGGAAAAGGCCCTATGAAAGTATCTCCTATAGTATATCAATTTGATGACGATGTTTGTGGCAAAAAAATGCCAGTAAATATAAGAGTTGCATTTTCTCGTGATGAACAAAAAATACCAATTTAAAAATGAGTCTAACTGCAGATCAGCTCCATGAACAAATTCAAGAATTATTAAGAGAATATGCTACAACTACTCAAGCCGCTTTAAGAAATGAATTATCATGGACTAAAAACCTAAAAAATAATATTGATGTTGTCGTTAATAATGGAACTTTATCTTTAGAAGCACCTGAATATTCTATTTTTGTAGAATATGGGCGGAGTCCAGGTAAACAACCCCCTTTAAATGTCATTTATAGTTGGTGCCAATCAAAAAATATTCCAACAAGTGCTGCATATCCTATAGCAAAAAAGATTGGCGAAGAAGGACTTCCTGCTCATCCCTTTATGTATATTTTTGAAGAAAATGTTGAAAATCTTGATAGTGCCATTGGAGATCTTATCCAAGATGCTATAATCAACGATGTGGAAAATAATTAAAAACCTCTTCTTCCAGAATATATTATATAATAAATAAACAATAATTATGGCATTCACATTATCATATGATACAGGAAACTGCGGAATAAAAGGAGTTTACAGTACTAATTTTGTTACTTTAACTGATAGTTCTACAGTAAATTACTTTGAAATTGATGTTTCATTATATAATGGAAATACAAAAACAGTTCGATTAACTCAAAATGATGTAGGTACTACAGTTGTTGATGTTAATAAACTAATGGAGAATGAATTTGATTCTTGTAGTACAGATCCAAGTTTAAGTTTACTTCAGTATGAAGTTCTTGGTAGGAGTTATCATACTGATGATTTAATTTTTTATGCCAATAGTGATGCTTCTAACTGGGTTTTTAATGGTACAAAAGATTATTATAATTTCTATTTATGTAATTCAGATAATAAATCATTTCTAAATAATTATAGTTATAATCCTAAATTTTTAAATGATAAAACTAATAATTATATATATTGGGATGGTTCTTTAAATACTACTATATCAGATAGAGCTAATAACGAATTAAAATTATATATTTTAAATGGAACTTTTAGAGAAGATGCAAGTTCAGGTGATAATAGTCTTATACAGAATTTAGAAATTATAAGATATGATGATACTTCAACAGCATATAATTATGATATCAGTTCAGTAAAAAATCAAATTACAGAAGTAGATATTGATCCTTATAACTTAAATTTGAATGTACCAGATTTAAATATATTTAGTGAAACCAGTTATTATACTATAGCAGATGCCGCGGGAAATTCTGAAACAATTAAAATTTATTTACAGGATGATATTAATGATTTAAACGATAAATATTTTCGTCTTGGCTGGATTAATCAAAATGGTGTTTTAAATCATTATAATTTTTCTTATAATTATCAAAAATCTTTAAAAATAAATAGAGAAAGATTTAAGTTTCTATCTTCAGATTTAAATCAATATGAAAAAACATTCAACACGGGGGCCGAAGAAATTTATAATATAACTACTAACTGGATTACAGAAGATGAATCTCGGACACTTGAAAGTCTTTGGGTGAGCCCTAGCGTTAAAGCCTCAGCTTTTTATCTCTTGGCTACTGAATATTATAAAGATTTTATAGATAAAAAACTTATTTGGGAAGAAAATATTATTTTAGACATTACTTCCATTAATATTAAAAGACGAACAAATCAAAATCTAATAAACTATAGTATTAACTTTACTATAGGATCTGAATTTAAAATACAACAACATTAAATGATAAGACTAAAAATAGATAATAATTTTGTGGATATAACTGATATAGATGCTATATCTTTAACCTTAAATATAAAAAATATTAAGAATTATGGGAAGAGAAATGTATCTTTTTCAAAGCCTATTAAAATTATAAAAACTCTTAATTCTGAAAAAGTTTTTAAGAATTTATCTAATATTAATACAATAAATGGATATTCTATAAGTGATATAGTAGATGGTGAACTCCAAGAAAATGGAGTTACTATTTTAAAAGGTACTATTAAAGTTGAAGATTTTGATGATTATTATAATGTTACAATATCTTCAAGTGGCTTTAATTTATTCAATGAAATGGGTGATAAACTTATAGTTGATAATAATAATTCCGATGATGATATAACATTTCCTGATGATGAATATTTACATACCTATGATAGAGATTTTGTAAGAACTCAATTAAGATCAGATCCATCTAATAATGGCCATGGATATATATATCCTATCATAGATTATAATAATGAATTAAATGACCCAGAAGACTTAACTTCTGATTATGTTATGCTACCTGCTATTGCTGTAAGAGAACTTTTTGATGGTATATTTGATAAATATGATTATACTTATGAATTAAGTGATGATATATCTACTTATATTAATAAACTTTATATTCCTTTTAATGATGATATTCAAGATTATACAACTAATTGGAAATTCGCAGAATATAGTTATGGATATAATAGTGTTTTACATACCTATTGTGGCGAGATGGAAGTACCTCCTGATGGTTTTCAAGAAATAAGCGCTAGCCTTTATCCTTACTTATCAAAAACGGGATTACTCCAAGGAATAGAAGTATCAACTGGTAATTTTGATTATATTTATGATTTAAATGTTGGCGATGGAGGTGCTTATACATATGGCTATATAGTTCCCTTGAATGGAAATTATTCTTTAGATATTAATTTATTATTTGGAAAGGCTTGGAATTATGGTCCCTGCCCATTTCCTACTGGTAGTTGGTCAACAGTAGATGAATCAGATATGGAGGTAATTGTTCATATTGAAAGAAATGATGCCATTTATAGTTCAAATAATTTAGGAACAATAAATCATGATTTAGAAGGGGATGCATCTACACAATTTTTTTCTAAGACTATATCAAATATATACTTAGAAAAAAATGATATTATTTACACAAGTGTTTTAGCTACAGATCCAGGTGGTTGGGATTTAAAAAGAATGGCAGTTTTATGGGACCCGTCTTCTAATTTTTCTATTACAGAACATAATTCATTTCTTGGTAATGTTAATAGTTTTGAATTAAATGATATGAGACCTAAAAATCTAAAACAAAGTGAATTTATTAATGATATATTTAAATTGTTTAATTGTTTTATTGAAATTGATACTAATAATAGTAAAAAACTTATTATAAAGTCATATAATTATTATTTTGCTGATTCTGAATCAAAAGATTGGACAGAAAAATTAGATCAAAGTAAATCTAAAACTTCTTCTTTAAAAAATGAATTTGCAAAACAAATAGTATTTACTTATACAGAAGATGGGGATTTATTTAATAAGGATTTTAAATCCAAATATGGTTATCCATTTAACTATAAAATCATTGAAAATGATAGTGAATTTACAATTGGTACAAATGAAATTAAATTAAGTACTGCATCGACAGTATTTAAAACAATAAAATCATGAAAATAATCTATAATTATATAACAACAAATAATATTAATGGTAAGCAGTATGTTGGTATGCATTCAACTGATAATATTGATGATGGATATTTAGGTAGTGGTTTAGCTCTTATACGTGCTATTAAAAAATATGGTAAAGAAAACTTTATAAGAGAAATATTGTGGGTTTGTTTAGATTTAAGAGAGGCCTTTAGTAATGAAGCTATTTATATAAAAAAGTATAATACATTACAACCTAATGGATATAATATAAGTCCAACTGGAGGACTTAGATTACGTGGATGTTTTTCAAAAGAAACTAAAAGAAAAATAGGGGAAGCAAATAAAATATCTTTAAAGGGTAAAAAACATTCAGAGGATGCCAAAAGAAAAATAAGTGAAGCAAATAAAGGAGAAAAAAATGGTAACTTTGGGAAAGTGGTTTCAGAAGAAACAAGGAAAAAAATGAGTGAAATTAAAACTGGAAAAAAACGTAAACCTTTTACAAAAGAAACTAAAAGAAAAATGAGTATTGCTCAACAAAAAAGAAGAAGTATATTATGTCTATAAATAACATTTATCCTCTCGAAACTCCTATTATAAGTGATGGTAACCAATTTTTAACAAATTGGAAGTCAAGAATGCTTTTTAGTAATTCAGTTGATGTGAGCCTTTATTATGGTCTTGATACTTCTGCTTATATTACAAAATGGAATACATTATCTTTAAGATCTTCAGAGAATATAGATGATCCAAGTACTTTAACTCTTGCGTGGGATAATAAAATAACTTATCTTGATAAAACCAGAGTTAATAATAATTCAATTTATAATTACTTTTATAAAGAAGATTTAGAATCTAATTTTGATGATAATACATATTTATTTAACAAAAAAGTTAAACTAACAAAAGAAGATATAAAGAATTTTAGTTTTTCTGATAAAATTTATTTAAATACCCCTCAAGGATCTGGTTTTTTTAGAGTTAATGAAATTAAATATAATCCTCGGGGTTTTTCTGATGTTCAATTTATAAAAATAAATTATATTGATTCAACCTATGATATTAGTATAGGTTCAACAAACTTAACACGAACTATTTTATCAACAAAGGAAATAGCTCAAACATCGGCCGGCGGAACTATAGGCGGCGGCGGTATTTCATCATATAATTTAGTAACAGCAACATCTTCTATTTTAGGAGGAATAAAAATTGGAGATACTTTAGAAATTGCATCATCTGTTTTAGATGTAGAAACTGGATTATATGAAACTAAAAATAATTTAGATAGTTCGTTTGGATTATATGAAACTAAAAATAATTTAGATAGTTCATTTGGATTTTATGAAACTAAAGTTAATATAGATAGTTCTTTTGCTGATGTATATAATGAATTTGATTCTGAAACAACAATTTCAGGTACACCCGAAGATAATCAAATAGCAGTATTCACAAATGCAAACACAATAGAAGGTACTAATAACCTTAAGTTTGATGCAAATGGATTAGTAAATAAAACAGATTTTTATAAGCAATATTCTACTGAAGCAGAAAAAACTGATTGGAGACTTACTATTAATACCAATGATGCAGATTTGGCAGCAATATACAATTATGATGAAGGGGCAACGTCTCTTAAAAATATGGTATTAGGAAATGATGCTGATTTTCTTTATTTAGATGTAGTAAATGGAAATGTAGGAATAAGAACAGCAGTACCAACCACAAAATTAAGTCTTGGATTAAATAATAGTGATGGAACTTATAATAGAGATAAAGCAGGAACAAAAATTGCAGTTTTTGATAGTGGAAGTGCTATTTATGGAATGGGGTTATCTTATGGTAGTAATTATGGTTTAGGATTGTTTGCAGATACTACCGTGACAGGAACTCCTCAGGTATTTATTGAAAGAACTGGAAATGTAGGATTTGGAACATTGAATCCCTTAGCTCCAGTGCACGCAATGAGGAGTAGTGAAAATCCTGCAGATACTACTTGGGAATTAGACCTTCCACAAATGATAATTGAGGAAAGTGGAACAAGTTATGGTGCTGAGAATATGTTGTTGTTTAAAAATAGTTATGATGGTGGTACTAATCTTGCTTCAATAACTGCAAAGTTATGGGGTTCAACTCAAGATGATGGAACTTTAGGGTTTGCAACTGCTACCAATGGGGTTTTAGATACCAAAATGGTTATACAACCAGGTGGAAATGTAGGAATAGGAACAATAAGTCCTA